GTTCGGGGGCGGCGCCTTGCTGCGCATAGAGCGGCTGCGCCGCGAGGGTGAGAAGGCTCGCGCCGAGCAAGGCGAGTTTGCGCATCATATGGGTGCCCCTTTTTCCGGTGGATGGTTGAGGGTGTAACCATCTGGTGCGGGGCGTCAATCGAGCGGGTGGGGATGGGATGCGATGGTGCGATCCGCCCACCCCGCTGCGACTAGCGAGCAGGCTCGCAAGTCTCGCTGCCCCTCCCGCCTGCGGGAGGGGGGACCAGCGCGCGACCTTGGCGCCGTTTTCTGGTGTGGGCGACGAAATAACCATATAGGTTATTTTCTATTGACATCGTCACGCTCATATGGCACAAGTATCACATCATGAAGAATTGCGATTCGGGCCGGCGCCCTTCCGATGCGGGAGGGGCGTTCCGGCCCGTTGTTTTGGGAGACGGGTGATGGGGCAGGCCGGCAAGGCGGTGGACGGTGCCGGCAAGGCGCGTCCCGATCGCAGGCAGATGGACATTTTTCTGGAATCGCTGGCAGAATCATCGAATGTCGCGGCGTCGGCGCGGGTGGCGGGAATCTCGGCGACCGCGATGTATCGCGAACGGCGGCGCAACGCCGGTTTCGCGGCGCGCTGGCACGAGGCGCTATGCGAAGGTTTCGTCCGGCTCGAGGCCGAGTTGTTGTCCGAGGCTTTGATCACCCCGACGGGCAATGTGAAAGATGCGACGCTCAAGTCGCGGGCGCAGAAATATCGGCTCGGCCTGTCGCTGCTCGCCGCGCACCGCGCGGCGGTGCGCGGGGCGAAGTTGCCGGCGGGCGTCGGCGCGGCGAAGGGCAGCGCCAAGGCCCGGTTGCTCGCCAAGCTCGATGCGGTCCGCGCGCAAGCGATGCGCGAGGCCGAGGGCGACGGCATCGACGCAGCCTTTAGCGAGGAGGTGGGGGATTGAAACGCCTTGCCGAAGTTCGGGACATGCCCGCGGCCGAATATGCCGCCTGGTCGCGCAGATTAAGACGGGATGCGGCAGCCAGCCTGCTGTTCGACTGGACATGGTGGCGGCGCGGCGATCAATGCCCCCCGGAAGGAGACTGGCACGTCTGGCTGCTGCTCGCCGGGCGGGGATTCGGCAAGACGCGGACGGGCGCCGAATGGGTGCGCAGCTATGCCGAAGCGCATCCGGGCGCGCGGATCGCGCTGGTCGCTGCGTCGCTGCATGAAGCGCGGCAGGTGATGGTGGAGGGCGAGAGCGGCCTGCTGGCGATCGCGCCTGACGAGGTGCAGCCCGAATATGAGAGCAGCCTTCGCCGGGTAAGCTGGGCGAACGGCGCGATCGCAACGCTCTACTCGGCAGCGGAGCCCGACAGCCTCCGCGGCCCCGAACATTCGGCCGCATGGTGCGACGAGGTCGCCAAATGGCCGCAGGGCGAGGCGGCGTGGGACAATCTGATGCTGACGATGCGGATCGGCGAAAACCCGCGCGTCGTTGCGACGACCACCCCGCGCGGCGTGCCGCTGGTGCGGCGATTGATCCGCGAAAAGGGTGTCGCGACGACCGCCGGGCGCACCCAGGCCAACAGCGACAATCTGTCACCGCGATGGCTGGCGACGATGGGGTCGATCTATGGCGGCACGCGCCTCGGTCGGCAGGAGCTGGATGGCGAGATGCTGGAGGATGTCGAGGGCGCGCTGTGGACTCGCGCGCTGATCGAGCGGTGCCGGGTCGAAACCGATGCGATCGGCAAGCCGGCGCGGGTGATCATCGGCGTCGATCCGCCGGCGAGCGCGAACGGCGATGCCCGTGGTGGCGGTGCATGCGAGCGTCGGCAAGGCGCGGCGCGCGGAACCGGTCGCGCTCGCTTACGAACGCGGGCAGGTGGTGCATGCGGGGGCGTTTGCTGCGCTGGAGGATCAACTTTGCGGCCTGCAGGTGGGCGGCGGCTATGCGAGGCCGGGGCGCTCGCCCGATCGGGCGGATGCGTGCGTGTGGGCGCTGGCGGCGCTGCTCGATGGGGTGCGGAAAGGGCGGGGGCCGGGGGTGCGGCGGATGTGATCGTGCATCGATTCCGGTGGGTTCATAAAAAGCGGGACCCCGGGTCAAGCCCGGGGTGACGATCTGCGAGGAATAGCCGGTCGCTTCAGGCGACCAAGGCAGGAGAACATCATGAACTGGTTTGGCCGGAAGGCTGCGCAGGGGGCTGCGCGGCCTGTTTTGTCGCGGGTGTATGGGAATTGGTCGGCGCCCGCGCCGCTGTCGTGGGAGGCGCAGGTGCGGGCCGGTTATCTGGGCAATGCGATCGTGCAGCGGGCGGTGCGGCTGGTGGCCGAGGCTGCCGGCAGTGCGCCGGTCGTGGCGAGCGATACGGCGCTTGCCGCGCTCGTCGCGACGACGTCGGGCGGGCAGGGGCTGGTCGAGACGCTGGCGGCGCAATTGCTGCTGCACGGCAATGGCTATGTGCAGATTTTGCACGACGCCGCGGGGCGGCCGGCGGAGCTTTATGCGCTGCGGCCCGAGCGGGTGACGGTCGAGGCCGATGCGCGCGGCTGGCCGGTCGCCTATCGCTACAAGGCGGGCGGCGAGGCGGTGGCGCTCGCGGCCGAGGATGGCGCCGGGCGCACCGCGATTATCCACATCAAGGCACTGCACCCGCTCGACGACCATTATGGTGCGGGGTGCCTGGGCGCGGCGGCGGGCGCCATCGCGGCGCATAATGCGGCGGCGAAGTGGAATGCGGCGCTGCTCGACAATGCGGCGCGGCCGTCGGGCGCGCTGGTCCATGATCCGGGCGACAAGGGAATGCCGCTGTCGGCCGAGCAGGTCGACCGGCTGCGCGAGGAACTGGCCGAGAGCTTTGCGGGCGGAGCCAATGCGGGGCGGCCGCTGCTGCTCGAAGGCGGGCTGAAATGGCAGGCGCTGTCGTTGTCGCCCGCCGAGATGGATTTTCTGGAACTGAAGCATAGCGCCGCGCGCGAGATCGCCATGGCCTTCGGGGTGCCGCCGATGCTGCTC